GGTATTCCTGCTCCTGCTTACCTAGAAGACGATGAATGGTTTGGTCCTGCTCCAGTAAAAACTGAAAAGCAGATGGAATATATGGAAATGGAAACTGAAATTAAAAAGAATCGTCAGGAAAGAGAAAAAGAATTTTCTATTGAATCTGATGACATTCATCAAAAAATGTATGACATTGCAACTCAAGGGGCATCCACCACTCTTCAATTAAATCCTCTTGGTGGTTCTGAAAACTTTCAAGGCGGTTCTGAAAATGTCCATCGATGATTGGCGTTACAGCGATTACAAGATGAAAGTTAGAGAGCAAGCACTTGCGGTGCTTCTTTCCAGATACGGTGGAGAAATGGAGGAGGGTCAACCTAAATACTCCAGTCAATCAATCTATGAATGTGTTCATGATTGGGTTTCTCAAGGCAATATGAACACTGCAGGGATTGTAAAATATTACGAGGCATATTATGCAAAAAATAATTAATGTTCTAGCAATTCTATCATTTCTAGGAACTACAAGCATCTTGGCAACTTCTGGTTATGTCTATTGGCGTAAAGATGCTATCTCTGAACAGGTAAAAGAAAATATTACTAAAGCAGCAACAGAAGCAATCGCAGAAGCACTTCCTGGAATGATGGATGCAGCACTGCCTGAACTTCCTAACACCACTGGTGGTGCTATTCCTTCTACTCCTTCTGTCCCATTTTGATGATTTGTTATGAAAAAAATTATTGCTTCTCTGGTTGCTGCGGCAGCGGTTGCCCTACCTGCCCATTCAGACCCAATCACGGAAGATGAGTTCTTCACTCCTCATGCACAGGGGTGTATGTTGCTTCAAGAGTGTACCGATCATGTTCAAGAACTCAAAACAGTTTCTGACCTCAATAAACACGAGGAACTGGCTGATATTGATTACAGTATTGTTGCT